GCAAGGAATCAAAGAACTACTAATAAGTAATAAATCACAACGTGGGGGAATTATAACCCACGACTAAACTTGATAGAAGTGATCATTATAAACGTAATCAGCGACGGTTAGTAGTAAGCTTACGAACCGCGTTCAAGAGCTGATCCATCGTCTTGTCGTGTTGGGGCAACGGTTTACGGGCCGGCACAGGTGGTGGCTGACGATGGTTGGGTTTCGACTGCTTGTGAGCAGTGCGTTTCGGTTGTTGTTGTTGTTTGCGAGGAGGAGGCGCAGGAGCACGTTTCTTCTTGTGCTTGGTGGTCTGTTCAACGCGAACAGGGGGTTTCTGCGCTTCTTGGCGGGGTCCAAGAAGGTTCTTCAACCACGGCCCAATCACGGGCACGAAGTTAAGGACCCCTTGGATGAAAGATCCGAAATCATTGTCGGAAGCAGGCTGCGAATCAGCGCGCTCGATCGCGATAGTCGATGCGAGCAACAAAGCCTGCGGATCAGGCAGCGGGCGGGTGATGGCGACTGGTAAGAAGCTGCCGTTCAAACCAGGCTCAAATTCGATTCCGATATAGGTGGTGGCGGATATGCGAGAGACGTTGGTAAGAGAGGTGGTACCAGGAGCTGGGGTGTAAAGGTCCTGGAAGAGAGTCATGCTCCAATCAAGGTTGTTCCAAGCCGTATCGTACGCGCCATCCAGCGTTTCAACGAAACCAGGCGTCGAAAAATTCTGGCAAATCAATGGCAGATAGATGTGACCGCCTGCAGCATTGGTGGAGCGGATGAAAGATAACATCAGCCCACGGTCACCGGCGGTGGTCTCCGGTGATGTCGTTTGCACGTTGGGAATCCAAGGTTGCACAGATTCAATTGGATTCTGAACAACGAAGGATCCAAGCTTCGCGGGACGAATGACGGCTGAATTTGACATCTGGGTGATACGACCGATGTCGTCAGGTAAAGCACCGCGCAGAATCGGTTGATTGGGCGAGAAATCAGGATAAACGATCTCGGCACTAGGTGATGGCACTTCCCACATTTGGTAGCGCACATCCGGACTGACTGCATCTAAAGTACGTTTAATGCGCGGAGCACGTCGGCGTGGCTCCA